TACCACCAAACTCCATTCCGCTTAATGTATCTATTTCAGTTCCACTTTGTCCACCTCTTACAGGAAGGTAAACATCTTCAAGCATATTAGACATATTAAACTTAAGATTGTACTGTCCTGTTTTTTCATCGATATGAGGTGTCTTTTTCATTTGGTTTATTACACGCTGCATGTATGTATCAACCTCAGCAGGTGGAATATTACCAATGTCTATTTTGTATACTCTTTTTTCTGGAGCACGCATTATTCTGTGAATCAACATTGCATCTTCCATAAGAGTTAATTGTTTCCAAACCTTTCTTGCAGGTTCTATCATTGCCTTTCCATAAGGGAGGAAGTTCATGTCATTCAACATTCTAAAATGAGCAACCTCATAGTTTTCATATCTTGTCTGCATTCCTTGTTTTGTATTTCCCATCTGGCCTCCCATAGATGGGTCATGTGTAAATGATACCATATCAGGATTGTTAGGGTCGTGCATTTGTTATACCTACCTTTTCTGTTATATCTAATTTTAGATAAAAGTCTCCATATTTACACATATTACGAACCCAAGGCCAAGCATTGAATTCTATATTAAGTACATCATAAAATAAATTGTGTAATACCTTTTGTACTTTTTCATTATCTGTTTTTATTTCAAGTACATTTCCAAACTCATTTTTAAGAGTTGATTCGTCAGAGTATATATCTAATGCAGATGATATTATAGAATCTTCGTCCATAATTTCATAATCAGAATATAACTGAAGTCTTAGTGTATGAAAATTAACCTGCTGATTATATCCATAAGAATTTGTTTGATAAATCCTATTATATCTATCGATTAGTCTATTTGTCGCAAGTTTTGTATTTGCTTGTATTTTACTTAGGTCTGCAACCTTAAGTCCGCTATCTGTTCTCCTAACAATTGTACCTGTTGAAAATAGTGTTTTTAGTCTTCCAAAAAATGTTTTGTCTGCCATCTGTTTTTTACTCCGTTTACAATAGCCAGGTTAGGTCTTCTTCGTCGCCTTTAATCTTCTGCTTCCAAGGGTCCTGTCCGGAAAATCCGTTTGTTGTGTAGGCACCTTTGGTATTAACTATATTATTTATTGCGTTTTTGTTCATGCTTAATCCTTCAGTGTGTAAACGAATTGCGTTGTCACGGACAAATAATGCAATAGAGAACGCCATTGTTAAATCATCGTTATAGCCTCTTTGAGCTTCAGCTCTGTGGCCATTCCATATAAAAACAAATAGTTCATCTATCAGTCTTTTTGATTTGACAATGCACGCTTTTTCCCTAAAATAAATATCTAGCTTCGATATCAAAAGAGGTCTAGTTCGTGTTGAAGTAGTAAAACCTGGGGTCATGTTTTCTCTGTTTTTTAAGTCATAACCTTTTGATAATTGTGTGGCTGCATCATGAACTCCTTCATGTTTGTATGTATAATAAAGATTTCTATAACCTCTATCTATAGCAGGTTGAAGAGCAGCCCAACCTATATTTGCGTTTTCAACAACCAATAAAGCTTCGTTGTATTCTGTTGCAATATTAACCAATAGATTTCCAAAATCCTTTGTACCTATTTGGTTTTTATATTCAGCAACCTGTTCCATAGTTTCTATTTCAATTACATGAAATGTCGAATAATCACTACCATCACCTCTAGCAACGTCAGCGACTACCATATATCCTTTTGTATAATCTGCATAAGACCAAATCCAAAGCTCTTCCTCTGCACCTCTTTTTTCTATAGGCTCACATATCATATTTTCTTGATACCATGTTAAGAGCTCTCCTGATACTACTGAATTACCTGATGTAATAAAATCACAGTCACATTCCTGAGCTGCCATTTTAGGACCTAATAACTCATCTTGTGTATCTCTCCATTCCTGGTCTCTTTCTGGATGTAGTGTCCAGTGAAGTCTTATAGGATTAAATTGTCCTTCACCTCTTTCAGCCTCAGTCCATATTTTGTGAAATAAATTACCTGTACCATTTGGTGTTGATAATAATATTGCAGAACCACCTGTTGCAAGCGTTTGCTGTGCCGATGTCCATATTTCTGTAACCTTGTCTATAAATGCTGCTTCATCAATTACAAGTAGAGATAGCGCTTCAGAACGAGCAGCGTCAGGTGCAGATGAAACTGCCTTTATTTGTGAACCGTTTTTGAACCTTAGCGAAAGCCTGTTATCTTCATCTGAACCTACCTTTAACCAGGAAGGCAAAAACTCGTGCATTACTCTAACTTTTGTAATTAAATTTTTTGCAGTATCTTGTTTAATTGCAATTACCAATACATTAAAGTCTTCTCTAAATATCATATTCCAAACAGCATACCCTGCAGTAAGTGTTGATATACCCATCTGTCTAGATTTCAATATTACATTAAATCTATTTTCCTTTAATTGTACAAGAGAATCTTCTTGAAAAGGAAACAGGTCAAATTTAATCTTACCTTTTTGAGGATGCTGTATAAAACAATACTTTCTCATAAAGTATACAGGGTTCTGAGAACACTTGATATACTCTTTTACTAAAGCCTCTTTGATTGTATTTTTAGCCATCTATATATAAATATATATGTATATAAAAGTTATACTATTTTTTTTGGCGTTTTTCAAAAGAACGGCCACCAAAATAAGCACCTATAACTGTAATTAAAACTAGTTGTAAAAGGTCGGTCCATTTTTGTTCTACTTCAAATGCAATTGTTCCTGCATCAATAAAAATCATAAGAACTGTACACACAACCAAGAATATAAGAACAAGAGGTCTTACATTTTTACTTAACCAAGAATCAGAATTCATATCAGCTTTCCAACGGTCAGTAATATTTTTTTCCATCTCTATTTCATATTGTGCAATAAGCTCCTTAACCTTTTGCTCTGCAGCTAGTTTTTCTTCTTTGGATGTATGTAAACCATCTATAACACCACCTACACTTTTTACGAGGTCAGCAGCGCCGCCTCCAAATAATTTATCTAACATTATTTTTCTCCATTTAATAGTTTCTCTGTCAATTCCTTTTCAGAATCAATCCATTCGTTGAAACGTCTTTTTATATCTTTTTTTGTATTTTCTGTTAACTTAGACCAGCTTTCAACCTCACCTGATTCGGTAATATAATGGTTAGAATCTATTGTATTAAACCATTCGTTAAATCTTTTTTCTTGTTTTGTTGTCCAAGATTCAAAATTATTTCTAACCTCTTTTTCAAACCACTCTTTATATTTGCCTTTTGCGTAAAGGTCATGTTCGAATTTAGTTTGACAATGTAAACAATGGCCATATAATCTGTACATTTTTTTATGAGCAGGGTTTTTCATTGAGGTATCGCATTTAGGACATGACAAAGGTATTTTAAGAGTTTTTCTTGCCTCACCAAGCTTTGTCTTATTTTGACGTATTCCGTTTTTTATTGTCCACGTCTTGCCATCTTCCTCCCATACATCACCTTCATTTCGCTTTTTATTATACTTTCTGTAACCAGAACTCGCTTTTGTCTTTGCACCATAATCTCCTGATACAATGTTTCTCATTCTCTGGATTTTGTCTTTGCTTAATTGTTTCATAATAACCTAAAAATATATCATACCGGTAATTTGGTTTATTGGTGCAAATGCTCCAGTTAGCTTGTATGTTTTTCCTTTATATACAAATACTAAACCTTCACTTGGCACAATAGAATTCATACCACCGATAGAGTTTAATTTATTTAATTGTTGTGTTAACCTATTTATTTTTTTAATATCGCCGCCTTTTTTAACAACTGATATAGATTGCTGAACTTGTTTTCTTATATTTTGTACTGCCTTATCTGGATTTGCTGCCAAGAATCCATCGACATTTTTTAATACCTCTGCACCTAATTCGAAAAATAATAATTCAAATGGTAACATGTTTTTCTTTACTTGGTCAGCATGGTTTATTTTGTCAAACTCTTTTGCTTTTTCTAATACTTTTGCATCAGTAATATTTTTCGCATTAAGTCTAAATGATTTATCAAAAAATGCCCATCGTTTTACTAACCCCATTTTTATAGTATTATCAATGCCTTTGAATTTTTTATCTACAAAATCTGACCACCAAGCTTGATGGTATTCACCAAATGTGTTAGAGTCAGACATATTAAATTTTTTCATTAGACCATTTAGCTTTCCTAAAAAATAAGGTTTTTTTGCAGAATAGTCTTGGTGTTTTTTAACTTTAAGAAATTGCGGTCCTATTATAGAAAAATTCTTTTGTACATTTTGATTTACCTGAGTTATCATACCTGCAAGCATTCTAGCGCCGCCAGAAACAGCACCTATAGGTTTACCTTCTTTATATTGTAATACATTATGAAATTGAAGATGTGGTGCGTCATAGTTAATTACATTAGACGATGCAGGGTACATTATTTCCATATTAACCCAATTGTTACCATCGTCAAAAACTTTTTTCAATTGCTTGTCGCTTAGAGATTTTATAGCTTTTGTTAAATCACCCATAGCATAATTAAATGCCTTTTCTATATTACCTCTACCTGAAAACTTTTTTGCTATTGCTTTAGAATCTACACCACCTCGCTTTATATCACCTGCGTTTCTTGCTGCTAATAATTTATTGTTCCATGTAATAAATAAATTTTGTCCATCTGTTTTTTCAGTTGCCTTTTCATCTATATCTAACTTACCTTGTAATGCTACATCTATTATTTGTCGAAAATCTCCGAATGTCAAACCTTTGTCATCGAATGGATGAGACATGTGTCCGTATGCGCCGCCTTCTAATAAAAGTCCTTCTGCAAGACTTCCTGGCTTTTCCATTTTTATAGGTTCATCTTCATTTGAATCTCTAGATATCTCTGCTCCTAAAAAGTTTACAAACTCATATCCAACTCTTGTCGCTATATACTTAGACCATTTAGCCCAACGGTCATATGCAACACGTCCTTTTTTATCAGCCAATACATTTGTACCTGCTAAAGAACCTGGCAAACCTACTGGCCAATATGATACTGCACCTGTAGGTCCTTTTGGAAATTTTGTATTGTGAACAAAAAACTCTTCGTCACCTGAAATATAATTAAGCACCTCCATACCTAAACTTGCAGCCGATCGCTTACCAAAAGCTTTCCATGACGCCTGATTTCCCCAATAACCTCTAGGTCCATCATCGACAGGGTTTACCGCAGATGTTTCTCCTGCGTTTGTATTTTCTTTAATAAATTTACCTATATTAAAATAACTACAAAAACCTTCCATCACTTCGTTAAGCTTTTCTAATTTATTTACAATTAAATTATAATTTTTTGTATGTCCAAATATACCTTTGAATATTTTTAATTTATCTTTCTTTTCTAATGATTTGTCGCCTAATGCATTTCTTATTGCAGTACCACTCATCTCTCCATATCCTGGTACATTAAGACTGACATGAGGAGCTATTATCGTATAAGCGCCTTCTCTATACCCTACCTCTGCTTTACCTTTCCAAGGACGGAAAAATTTACCACCTAATCTTTGTGCGTCTTTTTTACCTACCATAAATACTGCAGCGGTTGTTTCAGGGTCGTACTTCTTTAATATTTCTTCTGCCTTATATGGATTTTTAACTTGTACAACATTAGATATTCCATGTGAATTTATTATTTTCTTTTTTTCATTAAAACTAAAAGGTGATTTTGGCAAGGCTACTTTACCTGACGTTGCAACATAGGCAACATCAAATCCTCTACCTGCCAACCATTGGTATGTCTTTGCGTGATGAGCACCCATAGGTTGAAAGCGTCCAGGATAAATTGCAACAATAACTTTTATCTTAGAATCTTGTTCTACTATTTGATTAGCCAACCATTTACCTAAACTCATTTCTTTCTTAGCTCCAATTCTTTTTTAATCCACTGTTTTGCTATGTGATTTTGTACAGGTCGTTTAACAAATTCTCTTGCACCGCTTTTAATTATTTTAGGAAAGTCTTTATATTCACTATTATCAACAACAAGCATGTTGCTACTTCCAAATAGACCTTGAAATTTACCTAAATTATTTTGTACAGCCTTCCAAGATTTTTTTACTAATTCTGTAGGCAGTTTTCTATCTCTCTTAAAATTTCTTTCAAGTGCAACATCAAGGTCTGTATTTACAAAAATCATAAAACAATCATATCCTACCTCCTGTAGTCGTTTTTTCTGTTTTGCAATTTTTGCATAATCTTTTCCTGTTCCATCAATCAACATACCAAGTCTTCCATTGATATAATTTTTTAATGCAGCGTCTCTTACCTTTTTACTTTTATCTCTTAACACCATTGCTTGGTCCATCTCTTCAGGACTTAGTTTAGAAATATCCTGAGACATTCCTGACATTTGTAAATATGTTTCAAAGTATTTGTCACTATTAACAGATTTTAATCCGTCTGCAGAAACAAAAGGCATTTTCTCTGGCATACCAAATAATGTTGATGCTGCATATGATTTACCACTACCAGGACCTCCTGCTGTAAATATAGCTTTGAATATACCTGGGTCATATACACCTTCGTTTAATATGTCGAATAATTTAATCACCTGACAATGCACTCTTTATTGTATTTACCTCTGCTACCAATTCATCTATCTTTTCTTTTAATAGCTTTATTGTTAATGTTTCTGGTAGCTCATCATTTGCAATATACGATTTTTCAGTATTATGAGTACCATCATCTAATTCTTGTGTTAATGTTTTTATATCTGCCATATTATTACCTTTGAGTTATTATACAGTTTAACAAAACTGGTGCGTTTTTAGCTGCTGTTGAATCTTCTGAGCCTACGCCTATAAATATCATGTAGCCTTTACTTAAATTTGCTGTATGTGTAAAATCATTTGTTACAAATTTTCCTTGTACAAAAGTTGTGTCTTGATGAGCCAACAATGTTATATCAAGATTTGCACTAGCGTCATTGTTTGGTCTATTAGCTCCATATAAACCTAAAAAGAAATTGTCGCCTGTACAATCTCCACCAGGTCTCATTGA